TGATTTGAATATATGCTCCGGAAGAACCCGCTGTACCGTTAGTGGTTACACCTGTTGTGTATTGAGAACCACCCCCGTGAGTGCCGTTAGAAGTAGTGCTAAATCTTAACGGATGTCCAGAATTACTACTATCAGACTGATCAAATCTGTAAGTGCTTCCTTCGGACAGATTTACGGTATCTTGTTGTACGCCATCTATGTAATATTTATTACCGTAACCAGTGCTTACAACAGTCACGGTAAAGGTTGCATTTACACCTGTTCCTGTTCCAGAAGCCGTTACTGTTCCAACAGCTCCTGTTGCAGCAACACCCGTGCTTGTTGCGCTAGTTGGCGTTGTTACATCACCACCAAAAGTTACTGTTCCAACCTTGCCCTCTGCTTGAGGGACTAACTCATGTCTTAATGTAGTTAAATTAAATATAGGAAACTGAGCTTTAACATTAAATATGTTGTTAGTATCTGGACGAGCCTCTTTTAAAGACTGCGGGTCATATACTTTTCTAAACGGCCCCAACTGAGGGTGTTTTCTTTCAAACTCATCTTTACCAACTAAAGCCCCATTCCATTCTTTTCGCATATCTTTATACTTATACCGCATTCCAGAGCGATCAGATACAGCGTAGGCGTTTTTTCCAGTGGCATATCTAGCCATTAGTTTGTCCTAAAGAAGGTATATTCCGGAGTTACCGTGAAACTAGCTCTATCACGATCCTCTCCCATGGCTCTTTCAAATTCTTCCTCGTATATCGCCTTCAACATTTGAGTGCGGTTTGGAGCACGTTTAAGAGAAAGATAGTAAGCTAAACCAGCAGCTAAGCAAGGATAGAACCTAAAAGGCACATCTAAAGTGTTTATAGCGGTATCAGCGTCATCTATGCGTGTCAAAGCATTGTAAACAATCACATCCGTGCTATTATCCGGTGTTGGCCATAAACGTAAACTGGGAGTTACTTGTCTATCCAAAAAGAATTGCGTTGGTCGCCCTGTGGTGGCTTTGTTTGGGATGTTTAAGTCATCGTCTCTACTAACACGAGTTAATGAAAAATCTGTACTGCTACGAGTGACCACAGCACTTAATATGTCTATTACATCAGCAGACAGAGAATATGTTCTTGTACCAGAAGTTAAAGCTTGTGTTCGTTGTGTTATTGTCCACTGATTAAGGCCACGATTGGCCCACTCAGCCAACATTATATTTAAGGATCTTCGAGCAGTAACTAAATCATATCCTGTTTTTACTTCTAAACCACAACGCTCAAAAGCCTCTTCTACGTAATCAGATACGTCTAATTCAAAATCTACACTTCCAGAAACAGCCATTACTTATCTTTCGCGTACAAGTTATCAAATATCTGGTTCACATCCATTGTATAGTCTAAATCCGATTTTGAATAGTGTATATGCTGAGATGGCAAGAAATCTGGCGCACCCTCACCTGTTTCAAACCAAGCTGGATGTGTGACCCTCACACGATTGTTAGGCAGAGCAACGATGTTACCAGTATAAGGACCAGCATCCAAAAGCTCCAAAACATGGCTTTGCTTATGTTGTGCTGGATCATCAGCTATCTCACTTTCAGTATAATCTACCGTAAAATAGTATTTAGCTGGATAAAACTCAGGCCCTATTTTAGCTATCCAAGGGCACGGATGAGCGCGATCTAAACGATAAACTGCGTGTGTATGGGACATACAGTCCCAAGGTTGCGCTAAATGGACAGGCATAGGTTCTGGCCATTCTTCAAAAGGGGTATCTGCAACAAGCGCAGTTATGGGCATTCTGGCCCACATCGCACCCCCATGCACGTTCTGTTCATCCGTGCCATCCGTTTCACAGCCGGTGAATATCATCTGAAAACTTAGACACCGACCGGGCATCGTGGTAACCGCAATCGCCATAGCGTGAAGAAACTCGCCATGATAATTAGAGTGGTTACATGTATACTCTCTCCGCACCCAGCATTTGAAATGCGGAATATTACTTTGAAGATAGGGCAAAGTCTTATACCTTGCCGCCCTTGGCCATACCCTTCTTCTTCATCATGCCGCCTCTGGCCATCTTTTGAACCTTACCGCCCTTAGCCATGCCTTTTTTCTTCATCATGCCGCCGTTAGCCATCTTCTGAACCTTGCCACCTTTAGCCATGCCCTTCTTCTTCATGCCGACAGCACCACCTTTAGCATAACCTTTTTTCTTCATCATGCCACCTTTGGCCATCTTCTGGACTTTACCGCCCTTAGCCATGCCTTTTTTCTTCATGGTAGGGGCCACATTTCCAACAAGGCTAGATGCATACTCATCCATTGTCATAAATTCTTTTGCCATTACTTTCTCCTATGCAATTTTGGTGCGTTTTCTTCTATTAGCCATTACAGCACCGCAACCACGTGCTACAACAGTTCCGGGGATCTTTTTTCCCCTAAAAGGTCTTTTAGGGCGTGTTACAGCCCCTCCGTTCCTTAAATTTGTTACCTTCGCAGGTTTTGTATTAGCGACCGTAGTCTTTCCTTTAGCTCCCGCTTTTTTCTTTTTACGCGCAGTTGCAGCGCGTTCACTCTTGGATAAACTATTAGCTTTAGATCTAGGCAAGCAACGATCAGGGTTTTTCTTATCTTTTGAAGTGCCACATGGGCCTTTGATAGAGCCATCTGTTCCAATCCTCACCCAGTCTTGTTTCAGCCATTGTTTTAACTGTCCCATTATGCAGTCCCTTGCTGCCTTCGTATTGCATTTTTGCCCGCCTTAGCAATTTTAGCTTGTTCCATTTTTCCTGCAACTTTTGCTCTTTGCTCTAAAACTGTAAGTATTTGTATCTTTCTAGCAAACGGTTTTTTTATTTTTTTAACTTTTGCAACAGTAGCTCTTGCATCAGCCGGTGTAGCAAATTTTATCGACACAGTGTCTTTGGGGTTTTCATCCGTATATAACCGACGACCAGACCCTTTGGGCTTTTTACCAGTGCCTTTTTTAGGATCTTTTGCGTTTCCCATTTTTCACCAACTTAGATAATGTTTTAGCTTGTCCCGCATGTGCTTTAGATGCCTTTCTTAGTTTCTTAGCTACCTTTTTAACCTGCGTTTTAGCTCTTCCTGTTAACATCTATCGACCTTTTCTTTTTCCACCTTTTGATTTTTTAGCGTAATTTGGGTCTTTACAGTATTTTGAGGCTGCCAAGTTTGCATACGCTGACGGATATGTATCAAACGTCCTTTTAGCCCATGCCTTTCCTTCCGGACAAATCTTCCCACCACTCTTCACCTTTCCGCCTTTTTTCATACGAACTACGCTTCTTGTAGCACGTTTAGGTACAGGACACGCGGCTGCCCCTATTCTCACTGCACTGGTCATTTAAAACACCTTCTGCACGACGGCTGCTGCAACTATTAAACCTGCTATGCCCCACAAGCGCACATCTAGTTTATCTAGCTGTTTTTGTATTTCAGCATAGCGTCGGTTACACTCTTCTTCATGCTTTTCTAAAAGCTTTAAAACATCATCCGCTTTCATTAGCACTTCCATCTTTTGCGAGCTTGCCGTAGCCTGCTATTTGGATTTTTAGCTGCTTTAGGAAATTTTTTCATCTGACCAGCAGAACGAGCACAAAAAGACTTTCGCCGTTTTGCATCTTTACTTCCGGGTTTTACTTTACCTGTAACAGCCGTTTTTAATTTAGATCCGGGATTTGCCTTTCTATACGCGGCCACCCCAGCTTTAGTCATTCCCGCCCCAGCCTTTGTGGGACGGAAATTTTTCTTATTGCGCGGCGGCATTTTTGCTTTACGCCGTGCCATTTACTACCTCTTACGCATATTTTTTACGCATATACAGCATGATGGTATACGTGTCCGCAGAAGAGTGACCAACAGTTGTGAACAAAATATCACCAGTTTTTCCACTGCCCGCATTATTAGTTAAACCGCCAAAAGAGTTGTAATCGTGATGACCACTTTGGTTTTCACCCAACTCAATACAAAAAGCATTGGAAGTAGCGTCAAACAAGATTTTCACCTTCATCCCGTTACACTGCCACCAAATACGTTCTATAACGACTTCACTACACGCAACACCATCTAAACTGCTGGCAAGAGCAGAAACATCTACCTTTTTTACAGCAGACTCTCCACTCCCGTCAGAGACGTTGGTGAACTTCATGACAGCATGTTTAGGGCCGTCAATTAGTGTTTGCGAGGTTACAGCATCCGCCATTTTAACCTCCTTAGAATACTGAGTATTCTAGTTCAACCGTAAATCTACCTGCCGTTGCGTCTGCGTTTAACGTAGTTGTAGCCGCAGCATACAAATGAGTGCTTGCAATCGGAGCAGTAACATTTGGTTCAAACACATGGAAGTTACCGGCTGAGTTGTTAAAATTAATATCAATCTCAGTTACGGACAGCGCAGCAGATAAAGTCGGTGAAAAGGCTGCTACACCTGCTCCAACAATCTCTGTACCTGACGATACTGCCGTGTTAGTTGCGGTGCCACTTGTAGCACTCAACTGTAAAGAGCCGACCAAAGTTTGACCCGCAGCAGTAGTAATACCGATTACGGCTTTATGGATGAAAAACTTTGTTGCGGTTACCAGTGCATCTGGGTGATCGGTGTTAAGAGTGCCTAATTCTACTAGGACATCACCGTCAGCGTATTGTGTGCTGGTATCTGTGTCTGCCAGTGACCCTACAAAAGTTTGGATTTTTCTTGATCCCAAAGAAATCAACTGACCCGTTGAATTTATGGAAAAGCCTGTTTCTGTAATCGTACCAGTGCCGGAGGCCTCGTTGATTACCTTAAAACCTGCTTTTGAACGGACAGAGCCCGAAAAAGTAGTTGTAGCCATGTATTTCTCCTGTCTTGGCTAGTGTCAACCCCCCAATGGAGTTGTCAGGATAATTAACAATACAATAAAAAAGAGCGACTGTGAAGTCGCTCTTTCTGTTCCCAAACGGAAGTCTTATGCTGCGCCCGGTGTGCCGAACACACAACGCCAATCTGAGACACCAAAGCTATAACGCTCACGTGCCTTAAACCGCATGTTACCGGTGTCAAAGTCACCTTCCATGGCAGTTTTGATTGGAGAACGGTTAAAGTATTTGAAACCGTTAGGTGCATCAGTCTTGATAAAGAATGCATCTGTATCTGTTAGGAAGTGGTTTACAACTGCACCTTCGGGCAGCATCCCCATGTTCCTAATAGCATTTGCATCGTTATCAGCAGTTCCTGAGCGCAGGTTCGAGTTGATTACTCGCTCTGCAATAAATTGCAGTTCTTTTGGAATAATCAGCTTTGTGCCACGAACAGCAATCTTCAGACCACGCTCATCAGTCAAACCTGCGATATCTATCAACATCTGCTCAAGTGAAGTTTCATTCAAATCAGCGGCAGTTGACAGCAAGTTACGCTGGTTGCCTGAAAGAGATGGGTGTGATGAAGAGCAAAGTGCTGCACCGTCACCGATTGCAGATGCGCCTGCTGTGAACGCGTTGTTCAAAATAGCCGCAGCTTTAATCTGTTTGGTCTGAGCCATAGAACGGGCCAGAGCCTTGGTGTAACGAGATGCCAAACGGTCATACAAGTTATCTTCAATAGCTTCCTCAGTAATTGAGAAGGCCAAAGCGATTGTTTCATGTGTGTACCGTGCGGTAAATGTTTCTTGAGCATCATCAAAAGAGACGGCTGCGCCCTCTTCTTTAGTTGGTGCTGTTGAAAATCCACCGAGCATCACCTCTTCTTCAAAAGAACGATCTGAAGCTTCTTCTGCAAAGATCTCAGCATGTTCGTTCTCATAACGGTCGTACTCAAGCCCAAAAAGTGCATTCAGACCGGGTTCTAGCTCTTTAGCTAGTTGTGCTCTTGAAATAGCCATATCCTAGCCTCCTATATGCCGGTGTTTGCTGCGGTGCCTACGGCGGCAGCAAAGCCTGAGTTAAACGGTGCGTTCAAACGAACAATGTACTGATGGCCAACCGCTGAATAATCAGTATTACCTTCCTCTTCATAGAGGCCAACAATACGAACATCCAGATTCGCGGTGGTTGCAGCGGTGCTAATATCTAACATGTCTGAAGACTTGCCTGTATTAGTGCTACCGTTGTTAACACTTGCCATGTCACAGTTAGCGAAAACATCAGCCAGCGCGGTTGCACGGTCTGTGTTAGTGCCATCTGCTACTACAACATATAGCTGCATTGGATCATCATAC